CCGCGAGCGCACAAGAAAACCCGACACGCTCAACACGTGCCGGGTCTGATGGGGGAGGTGCGCGATCTGTCCGAGTCTTGGCTAGCAGATCGTGACTGTATGGGGTGCGTGTGCTGTGGTCGGTAGCACGAGAATCAGTATACACTCTCCAGGCTCAAAAATCTAACGTGCAATTTCTCGCGATCGCGTACGAGCATGCGCGCGAATGCAAGCGCGTCTTCAATCCTGGTGCAAGTCTTCACGCGCTTATCGTTGTATGTGAAGTCGTAATACCAGACGTTGAATTGCTTGAAATCGGTCATCTGAAATGCTCCTTAATGGTACTGAAATACCTTATAGATTAGACGAGCTTCCATGCTTGCAGATCTTGATTACATCGTCGGAGACATTACGAGCTGTTTTTAGCGACTTATCACGATCAATACCCTCATACCAACAATCGGCATCGAAGCGCAGATCCTCTTGGTCGCAACAACCGTCGTACAAAGTATCTCGGCTTGTGACTGTATACAACATGGTAGACATATCAAACTCCATTTCCGTTTCCTTGCCTTACAAGAAATATAATATCACTAACTGTTACAAAAAACAACTTGCAATTATAACAACTGCCGTTAAAATAATAACCAAGTTCCAAACAGACGAGAGAAAGGATCGTCGTGAACAAGTCCGAAATCGAGAGCCTGTGGAGGGCATTGTGCGCGACCACGTGCAAGCCCGGCACACACGCACCTTACGATAGCGTGTGCGTGCATAATCGCGTGGTGTACGCGACGAACAGTTATGTCCTGCATCGCGTCGATGGCCTCTTTCAATCCGGTATGATCTTTCGAGCACTCCACGGTAACGAGCTCGCATATATCGACCGTACCGATGTACTGGACGGTCTGCTTGAATATCGGCCGGATAACCGCGAGTTCGCGAACTTTATCCCCGACTACAACCCCGCAAAGCTCATGTGCGCGCTGCGTCCGCACCGCGCGCTAGGCTCGACGGTGAAGTTCTATAGCGGGGCACGTCGCAAGTATGCGCCCTTAGTCATTGTTAGCAAGACGTATACCCCCAAGGAGCCGGTCATTATCACGACAGTCGTCCAGGGTGATAAGAACGGATGGAAGTAGTTATGAAGTGGTATGAAACCTCGTTAACGGTTCAATGGGACAACGCTTAAGCTGCTTATCGCAGACGAAGGCACATATCACATGATTTCCGATGACGATCTGTTGAAATATCTGAAAGCGGCTGTGCGCCGATTTAGCCATCTTCAGGTATTGCGCGGCAGACGAGGACGAGCGACTCGAGCGCGAGCGCGCAAGAAGGATTATTGCGGAGGTTGCCGCGAAATTACGAGAATAGCATATACAATACCGTTAGGTCTTACGGGACTCGGCAAAGGGCCGGGTCCCTTTTTCTGCCGGAAAGGAGGCAATGAAAAAATGGACGTCAACTCGGTTACGGATCTGGTGAGCAACGTGGCATTCCCTATCGCGGCTTTCGTGATGATGTACTACAGCAACACGAAGACCATCGAGGAGCTTCGCAAGACCATCGAGGAGAATAGCCTGATCATGGCTAAGCTCTCTGAGAAGCTCGACAATCTAAACGACAACAAGGAGGTCTAGCAACATGAAAGCAAACCGCATCGAGCGGAAGAAAAGCGCGGCGCTTGCCGCGTTTTTCTTCGCGCTTTTCGTCGCCTTTTCGGTGCCTGCCGGCGCGGAGGCGTATCAGAGCCAAGATTCCTATGTGAGCACCGGTCATGGCTACCTCAACGCACAGTACCTCGTCATCCATGAGACGGCGAACCCCGGCGCGTCCGCGTGGAACCATGTGCTGTATTGGCGCGGTGACGACACGTACGCCGCGCATTACGTTATGGAGCTCGACGGGTCGACCGTGTACAACACAGTTGCGGAGAACCGTCTTTGCTGGCATGTCGGTAACGGTAACGGGTACACGATCGGCATCGAGCTCGCGCACGCCACTAACGCCTCCGATTTCGCGAAACAGTGGGGCGAGGCTGTCAAGTGGGCGGGGGACGAGCTGCGCGCCCACGGTTGGGATACGTCGCGCCTGCTGTCCCACTACGAGGCCGCTCGGCGCTGGGGTGGTTCCGATCATACAGATCCGAACGGTTATTTCCGCGCATACGGCAAGACGTGGTTCGAGTTCAAGCAGGCCGTTTCCGCATATCTCGGCTCCGGTTATGTGGCGCCTATCGCGCCCACCGATGGAAACGGGGGGACGTATCAGCCCTCCGCATCCGCGACTCGCGCGACCTTCCCCAAGTCCACCGGTAAGAGCGTGAACGTCCATTACGCGCTCCATAACCGATATGGCACATGGAATGAGGCCGTCACTAACTTCAACGATAGCGACTCCGAGGGCTTTGCAGGCGTGCCATACGGTACTCACGACATGCTTATTGCTTGGGTGGATAGCGGCGTTCTTCGCTACCGTGTGCACACTAAGGAGGCAGGTTGGCTCGGCTGGGTTCAGACGGCGAACTACGGCGATTCCGTTAACGGCATGGCGGGCGTCTGGGGCCAGACCGTCGACGGCGTACAGATGTACTACATCACGCCCGACGGTGATTACAAGCAGGTCTACTACCGCTCCCAGGACGTCGCGCACGCCGGATACTGGGACGAGGTATGCGACGACGGCACCACCTACGGAGGAGACGATTACGCAGGCGTGTACGGGTATGCGATCGATCGCCTGCAATGCTATGTATCAGACGGCACGCGCCGATAAGTGAAAATTATTGCAATTACCGTTGACACAAAAGCGCCCCTTTTCCTATAATGCTCATGACAGCAACGGGAAGGGGGGTGCTTTTATGACAAACGCAAAGAAGGAGCGCGGTCGAATCGGGCGTCGAATCCAGATTTGCCATTGCATCGGTAAGACAGTCGCCAAGGGCAAGCTGATTGATTTCGAGTACGACCTCTATGGCGACTATTCGGACCCGGTGAAGGCGACGAACACGCTTCGCCAACGATTAGGAGATTCGTTCATCTCGATCACACGAGTAGAGACCGAATCGGACTATTACTCAATCCCAACAAGACTTTTTCTTAAAGTCGCTATGAACTACGAAATCGGAAAGGAACCTTATTATGGCTAACGAAAACACCCAGCTCGCACCTATGGACAACTGCACCGACCTCTACACCCCCGCAAGCTACTCCAGTATTCAGGCAACCGACACCGCGACCAAGAAGCTCGTCGTCAACGCGATGAACAACGCTGAGTCCCTGGCCGACTATGAGGGTAAGACCCTCAACGTCATCGGCGTGTTCACCAAGCCCGGCATCCGCCGCGCCCGCGACAAGAACGGCGTCGATATGCCCTGCACCAACACCACGCTCGTCTGCGAGGACGGTACCGCCTATTTCTCTCAGTCCGAGGGAGTCCGCAACGCAGCCGATAATTTCATGGCCGCGGGACTGTTCGAGGAGGGCGAGATCGTCCCGATGAAGCTCGTTTCCAGCAAGCTCCCCAACGGCAACACCCGAAAGACGCTCGTGCTCGTCTAGTCAAGACTTTAACCCTAAGCTCCCGTTGCTTTAATATCAGGCGGTGCGGTCAAGGCCGCACCGCTTTTATTTTGGAGGTCGAGCCTTATGGCACGTGCGAAAAGGACATCGGACGAGGTATACAACGCGCGACGCCGCGCCAAGCGGCTGCTGGCGCGCCTGGAGCGCGAGGACGTGAGCGGAATGAGCACGTTGCAGAAACGAGCGCGTGCCGACTATATCGCGAGCGTGCGCGAGCAGATTACGCAATCGTACCAGGGGACGAGACAGGTGCGTCAGGTGGCAGAGGCGCAGACGCGTACCAAGAGGGCCGCAGAACGCCTCGACCGCATGACGACCGCGCCGCGCAAGGCGAGTTCGCGCGCCGCGAGGTCGAGCCTCATATTCCAGCGCCAGATCAACCTTGCGCGATCGGGCGCGCCGAGCGTGCTCGGCGATCGCGGCAAGGAAGCCGTGTCGGTCTTCTACGCCGCGACGCGCCGTTTTTGGCGCGGGAAGGATCCCAAGGAGCGCAACAGGCTGATCATGGAGGGGCTGGGCGTGACGTCGCTATCCGAGGCCTACGACCGCGTTATCGGGGCAAACCAGAAGGCGCTCGACAGCCTGGTATCGGCGGGCGCGCAGACGTCGCTCGTCGAGGGGTTGACCTCAGAGAACGAGGCCTTCTACGGCGAGGTGGATTTGGACGCGGAGCTGACCGGCTCAGCGGTATGGGCCTCAAAGATCGTAATGTTCGGGTAGGAAAAAAGGTGCGGGGATGGGATTCAAGTCGGAAAGGCCGGAGTTTCGGGTAGCGGCGAGCTACGATACCGAGACGTGCAACATATGCACCGACCGCGCCGGGAACACGTGGCGCGCCTATCCCGTGTTGTTCATCGTCAACGATTTGCGCGGGTGCGACCTGCGGACATATGAGCCCGGTGCGGGTCATATCGACTTCTATCGCCACGAGGGCGAGATGCAAGATTGTATCGACGAGTATATCGCCTGGGGCGAGCGCGAACATTTCATCCCGATCATCTGCGCGTACAACCTCATGTTCGACCTCCAACCCCTCATGCACGACCTCAACGAGCGCTGGGATATGGAGGTATCCGCCCAGAGCGCGACGAGCGCCTATACCGTGGACATCGTGCGCGACGGCGCGGTCAAGCTCCGTTTCTGGGACACCTTCTATCTGGAGATGCGCGGCCTCGCGAAGATGGGCGAGGCCGCAGGACTCCCCAAGGCAGAGGGCGACTGGGACTATTCCAAGATCCGCACGCCCGAGACGCCGCTCACCGATGATGAATACTTTTACGCCGGACGCGACACCGAGGTCATCCCCGCATATCTGCGCTATCTGCTCGAGTCCAACGAGTGGCTGCGCCCCGAGTGGCTCGGCGTGCGCGTGCTTACGAAAACGTCGCTTGTGCGACAGGCGGGAAAAATGGAGACGGGACGCCTCCGCATCCCCAGGGCCAAGGGTAGGCCGATCTCGGTACAGGCCGCTTTCGAGCGCATGTGCGCCGAGGAGCTCGCGCCGACATATGCGCAGTACGCGCTACGCAAGGCCTGTTTCCGAGGCGGTTTCACGCTCACGAGTGCGCGCTATTCCGGCATCGTGCAGTCTAACGTCTATTCGATTGACGAGACGTCCGCGCACCACGCATACATCAACGGGCATATGTGCCCGGTGCACTTTCGCGGCCTGCTGCCCCCCGTCCTACAGCCCATGGCCGAGAACGTGTGCTCGACCGACCTCGACGCGGCGATGCGCCATTGGGAGGAGCCGTTCGGGTGCGCCTTCCACGCGCAGATCCGATTCACGAACATGCGTTTGCGCGAGGGGAGCGCCTTCGAGTGCTGGGACGTCGCGTTGCTGTCCGAGGCGAAATTCAAAGCAAAGGGCCAGCTGGGCGACTGGGGCGGACAGGCCGACCGCGACGGCGTGACCGCCGTGCGCAGCGCCGGATACGTCGACACCGCATATAACGGCCGCTTCGCGTTCGGCAAGCTGGTATCGGCCGACTCCGCGATCGTCAACGTGTCCGAGCTGGAGCTGTGGTGCATGAGCCGGGTATATGCCTGGGATTCGATGGAGGTAATTTTGGGAGAGGGTACCATGTCGTTCGTCAAGCCGCCCGATTACGTGACGCTGCTGTCGAACCTCTTCTATGCGCGCAAGGCCGCGTGCAAGGAGATCCTGAAAACCTATGAGACCGGCACGCCGTACGCGCCGGGCATCCCCGAGACGATTCCCGAGGGCATCGCCGCGCGCATCCGCTCGGGCGAGATGGAGCGCGCCGACCTCGAGGCGTACTACAACTCGACTGTCAAGGGAATGTTCAACTCGATTTACGGCATGGAGGCGCAGGACGTCTTCAAGCCCGGCTACAAGGTCGAGTGCGGCGAGATCTCGGTCGACCGCTCGACCGTCGTGTCACGTGAGACGTACGAGGGGCATTACGAGGACGCGAAGAACAAGCTCGTGCTCTATCCCTACGGCCTGCGTATCGTGGGAGGTTCCCGCATGGCGATCGTCGCGGCAATCGAGCTCATATACCGCGCGCTCGGCGAGCGCGTGCGCGTGCTGGGCGGCGACACCGACTCGCTCAAGATCTCGTGCGATGCGGACGTTACCGCAGACGACCTCATGGGCGCGCTCGCACCGTTCCACGAGGCCGTCACGGCCTCGATCGACTCTTGCATGGGCCGCATCCGCGCGAACTTCCCCGGCTACGCCTCGACGCTAGCGGGCGTCGGGACGTTCGAGGTCGAGGGCGAGGCCTATCCGCTGCACATGGACGCCTGGAACAAGGCGCGCGTAAGCTGGGACGGCGAACATGCGCACATCACGTGCGCAGGTCTGTCGCGCCCGACGGGTATGTACCATATCGAGAACTGGATCGACGACATGAGCGCGGGTCACGGTTTCGCCGAGGTCGCGCCGCGCGTGCTGGGATGGGGCGTGCGCGTGTCGCAGAGCGTTTGCCATGCGCTCGAGCACTACCGGCCTGCATCCGCCGACGTGCTGGACATGGATGTGACCGACTATCTCGGCGAGACCTCGCACGTTAGCACTCACGAGTCCATTGCGCTCTACGCCTCCGACCGCGTGCTCGGCGATTCGGAGAAGGGCGGCAACGCCCGCACGGTCGCGTACATGCGCGAGCGGTACGGGCGCGCCGTGGACACGACCGAGCGCGTCATCGACTACGACGGGACGCGCGCGAGCTACACTTATATCGACGATGAAGGGAATGAAGTCGAATGGACATAAAGAAAGTTCACGAGTACTGTAACGGTTTCGAGTGGCGTGAGGTCACTGCGGATCAGCCGCCGTGCGATATACCGGTTATCGTGAAGACCCCGCACAGCTATCCGATGATAGCTTTCAGGTGCAAATGCAACGGAAAGCCGCTGAACTACTTTTACTCCCCCGCCATAAGGGACAAGCGCGTCGCAAATGCCAAATGGAGGCCGTTGGGGGATGCGGAATGGTAAACCTGAACGACGGCATACATTACAACTGGGAGAAGACGCTCAGCTATAACGCGGATATAACCATGGTCGTCGGCGCGCCGAACAAGGGCAAGACGTACGGTCTTCGCGCCTACGCGCTCAACGCCGCGATAAAGCGCGACGAGCGTTTCGTCGAGGTCTGCCGCACGCTCGACGAGCGCGACAGCGTGAAAAAGGGATACTTCGACAAACTGGTCGCGACCGACGAGGAGTTCGGCAAATACGAATATAAGTGTGAGAACAATGAGTTCAAGTATCGACCCTCAGACGCCGAGAAGGGCACGCCGTGGAAGGTCTGCGGATACGTCGTCGGCTATGCCGAGATGCAGGGTACGAAGAAGAGGACGTTCATCGACGTCAAGAACATCATCTTCGACGAGGCGATTATCGAGAATATCGACGCCGCGCACACCTATAAGCGCAACGAGTGGAACATGCTGGCTCGAATCATCGACTCGTGCGTGCGCGAGGACCCCTACGACGGGCATCGGATCAAGCCGCACGTCTTCCTGCTGGGCAACGCCGTCGATTTGCTGAACCCCTATTTCGCGGCGATCGGCGTAAAGGGCGTGCCGAGGTTCGGCTATACCTGGTACCTCGACAAGATGGTCCTGCTCCATTACGTCGAGCCGGACGAGCACGACCGTTACCGCATGGACAACACGCTCGCGGGCCGCATGGGACAGGTAACCGGATACACGAAAGCCACCTACGCCAACGACTTCGCCGAGGACAACAGATATATCTCCAGGAAGCCCGCCCGCGCCAAGTACGTAATGGGGTGCGTGCACATGGGCGACGAGTACGGCATCTGGATTGACGTGAGCGAGGGGTACTACTACGTTACCGGGAAGATTCCCAAGAACGCCGACCCGGTCTTTGCGCTCACGAGGCGCGACAACACGCCGAACCGCATCGCCGCGCAGCGCGCCGTCAAGACCCTGCGCGTCATCGTCCAGATGTACTACGAGGGCAGTGTGCTATTCGACTCGGTGAAGGTGCGCGAGGGCTTTCTGGACGCGATGTCGCTCTATGGCGTAAAATGACCGCGACGCCCGCGACGACTCGCGCGGCAAGCGGCGAGTAGGGACGATTCGGGACAGCTATATCGTTCGGTCGATACCCGAACCCCGCACGCTCGGCGGCGTGTTTCAGCCGCACGCGCCAAAGTTTCGCAAAGGCGTTATATAATGGGCGCGATGCGCAGGCGAGAGCCTGTTCGCATCGCGCCCTTATTTGTAGCTATAGAAAGGAGCTAACATGGACGAGGACGAGGACGAGAAGCCCGAGACCGAGGCCGACGACCTGACCCCGGAAGAGCGGGAGATCGAGAACGAGACCGACACGTCCGGCGAGGAGGCGCACCGCATCGGCGAGTTCGACGACCTGCGCGACCGCCTGGAGCGCATCGAGGACACGCTCGGCAACATCACCTCGACACTCGAGGCGATGCGCACGACCGCTGCCGCGATCGACATCGACAACGGTGCCGACGTGGTGGATGTCGACGGCGACGGCGACGCCGATGTCGTGACCGACGACGGCGAGGCCGACATCATTCCCGACTACGACGATATGGATCTTGACCTGTAAGGAGGTTAATAGATGGCAACTAACAACACCACGATCGCGGGCCGCGTGTACCTGTCCGCGACCAACGATTTCCAGCAGCGCGTGCCCGACCCGACCATCGCGGGCATCGACGCGACGAGCAAGTTCCTATTCAAGCCCAACAACGGCCGCTATCTGAACGAGTTCATCGACGCGTACATCAACCGCGTCGGCGACCAGATCATCCACAACAAGGAATGGGAGAACCCCCTGCGCGTCTTCAAGGGCGCTGCCATGCGTTACGGTTCGTCCATCCAGGAGTCCGCGCTCAAATGGATCAAGGCGCACACGTACAACATCGAGGATTCGGCGCTCGAGAAGATCAGCCGCCCCGAGGCGGCCGTGTGGTATCACACCGTAAACCGCGAGGACCGTTACGACATCACGCTCGAATACCCCGACCTGCGCCAGGCATTCCTCGACGAGTTCGGACTCAACCGCCTCATTGACGCCGTACTCACCGTGCCGCGCAACTCCGACAACTACGACGAGTACCTGTGCATGATGTCGCAGATGTCCTATTATGAACAGAACTGGGGTTTCTTCAAGCATCACGTGAGCGCCGAGCCGACCGACGAGGCCACCGGTAAGGAGTTCCTCAAGGCCGTGCGCGCCTACGCGAGCAAGCTCAAGTTCCCGACCGCGCTCTACTCCCCGGTCTCAGCCGAATACGGCATCCCGGTTTTCGCGAATCCCGAGGAGCTCGTGCTGTTCGTCACCGCAGACGCCATGGCGTCGGTCGATGTCGACACGCTCGCGGGAATCTTCAACCTCGACAAGGCGGAGATCAAGTACCGCACCGTCGTCGTGCCCGACATCCCCGTGCCCAACGCATTCGCGCTACTCACAACCGACGCATTTTTCGTGTGCGAGGATTTCCTGTACGCAAACGAGAGCTTCTACAACCCCTCGACGTACTCCACCAACTACTACCTCCACCATTGGGAGGTCGTGTCGTGCTCACCGTTCGTGCCCGCTATCCTGTTCACCACGGACACCGCGACCGGCATCCCCACGCTGACCCAGACCGTGACCGACGTCGGGATCACCGCAGCCTCCCAGCAGCTCAAGCCGGGCGAGACCACGCAGATGACTGTGAAGCTCGTCGGCACCATCACGACAAACGATCTCGGTATCGACGTCGAGCCGAACGCCGTCACCTGGAGCGTGAGTGCCGAGACCGCTGCGGCCGACGGCAAGCCGATCGCGCTCAACACCGCGACGCGCGTCGACCGTCTGGGCGTGCTGCACGTCCAGAAATCCGACCTCGAGGCTGGTAACGTCCTCCACGTCACCGGTACGACCTCGTACGTCAATCCCTCCGGCTCCACGACGCTCTATACCAAGACCGTGGACATCACGATCGCCTAGCCTATAATCGTTAGTGCAAGGCGCCGCGCCTCGCTCATGCGTGAGCGGGGCGCATTTTATTAAGGAGGGCATATGAGCGATTTCCCGAACCTCGATAACGTGAACGTGTACAAATACGACAACACGCTCGACTATTCCCGATTCAAGCCGACCGCGCGGCTCAAGATGTGCAACGTCCCGTGGTGCGGCGACTACGACAACGTCGTCAAGTTCGACGACGACGCCGCGCGCGACGCATGGTTCGACGCGCTCGAGGGCGAGACCGTCAACCTCGACACGATGTTCAACGTCAAGCCCGACGGCGCGTCCAAGGTGCCGGTACCGGTGACATCTGCCCAGGGATACAACTACCTCGTCGTGGACCTGCCGCGCATGACGAGCGATGCGCAGCCGCTCGCGTACGCCGCAGGCGATCGCAAGCGCCGCTATTACTATTTCATCCAGGACGCGCAGCAGCTCTCCCCCAACTCGACGCGCCTGATCCTCACGCCCGACGTATGGACGACGTATATCAACGAGATGCAATTCGACTACGTGTTGCTGGAGCGCGGACACGCGCCGGTCGCCGCGTCGAGCGTGGCCGACTACCTCGCGAACCCCCGAGACAACAGCGCGTACCTGCTCTCCGATGATGTCAACACCGGGGGCGAGCCGTATGTCGAGACCGCGCGCGCGTACAAGAACTACAGCGCCGAGACGCAGCGCGCGTGCATTGCGACCTATGCGGATCTCCAGGGCGATTTCGGTACCGCTGCCGCCCCGAAGGCACCCGCGATTTCAGAGCCGGACGTATCCGGCGTGCTCGCGCCGCGCGTGTACTCCGTAGCCGTAGGCGACCTCCAGCCGTTCCTGCGCAAGATCGAGTCCAACGCGCCCTGGATGAAATCGACCGTGCTCGGCGTGTTCTTCGCACCGTCCGACCTGCTCACGCAGTCCGCGCCGTTCACGCTTTGGGGCATTTCAATTACCGTGCTCGATGCCGTCCAGAAAATCGAGACGTTCATGCAGCCCGGCGTTGCCGATTTCGGGTACCCCGCGCAGGCCGCAGGTTTCGCCAAGCTCTACACGTACCCTTATGCCGCGATCCGTATCGGTGACGAGCGCGGGCAGACCTCGACGGTTAGAATCGAGGATCTCGGCGCGAACGGTATCCAGCTCGCTAGCGCCGTGAACCTCGTCATGCCGTACATCTCAATCGACGCGCGCCTGCTCGGTATCGCCGGCGCTACGGATTCGCTCGCGTTCCAGACAATCGAGGGGCGTACGTACAGCTACGGCGGAGCGTGGGGTGAGTACCTAAAGAGCTGGAACCTTCCCGTGATGCAGGTTTCCCAGAGCGCCGCGAGCCGCGCGGCCTACACGACCGTATACAGCCGCGCGCACGCTAAGCTCGCTGCCGACAACGCGCTCGCGTCGTCGCTCGCGTCCAACGCGACCGCCTACACGAACGTCGGCAACTCGGCGAAGAACGTGACCGATAACAACACCGTCAACACCAAGGCGAACACCGCAGTCACGGCGAACGCAAACGACTGGGCTCTAACTGGAGCAGCAGCCTCTAACCAAAAGCTCAAGAGTGATTGCAATGCGGATAATGAAACCTCTACCGAAATGACAGGGGTGCAAAACGACGTCATCTCGATCACGACTGCAAACAACAACGCGTCCGCAATTGCGAACACGTTGGGATCGGTCGTAACCGGTGGCATCACTGGAGGAAGCGCGGACGCCAAGAGTGCAGCGATCGGGGGAGTTGCGGACCTCGCGGTATCAATCCCCACTGCTAACGCCGCTGCGGCGATCTCGCAAACGAGCAATTCCCTGGCTGCGACCTTGGCACAGACGAACGCAATCAAAAAGACTAATAATGCAGTCAAATTTACAGCCGAAACATGGAGAATCCAGAATAATGCGAGCAACATCGCGACCACTCTGCGCAACGAGGCGAGCACCAAGGTAGCGAACAACAACGCGGGCGTCATGCGCACCAACGCGGGCAACACCAAGACCACCGGGGACGCGAATGCGAGCCGCGCCTACGCGACCGCAATCGACGCGATCTCGGCGGGCCTCAACCAGGCGGGGGTCGCGGCCCCCGCGCAATTCGGCGCGAATGCGAACGGGCAGTCGAGCGCGACCGCGCCCCGCTCCCTGTTCGCCCAGGTCGTCACGCAGCGCGAATGCGACATCATGAACGCGGCCTCGGC